GGATTAATAGGAACATTTAAAGGAAGAACAGCGACATCATATAATTCAGCCCAAGAATTCATTTCTTCAATTGATATCCATTTATTATCATTGTTATAATGTCCCTCTCCGAATACTTGATTTATATCTGTCCCGGTTGTATCCATTTTTTGCGTTCCTAATCCTAAAATTGCGAAATTTGTTTGAAAGGCTGTTGAAATATTATTTCTATCAAAAAACATTGAATTTTTATCATATCTTGATTTAACCCACATATTAGAGAGTTGTTGTCCGTCGTTTGCTGTTTTGGTTAAATCTCTTTGAAATCCTATCCTATTATTTCCAACTGATACTTCGCAATTATTGGCTGCGATTGCTTCTGCTTTTGTTGCGAATTTTGTTCTTTGGTCTGTTAAAACTCCGTTATCTGTTTTTGTTAAAATCCCTTGTGTTGATAATTCGTCATCATACATTCCAACATCTAAATTCACGGATAAATATTCTTTATAATTGTCAGAAGATGTATCTTGAACCCTTGACAAATCCCCCATGTATTTCTCAGCTCCTTTCATTTTTGATATTTTTTGAATATTTGATTTTGTAAATAATATATTTGAAACAATAATATTTCCTCTATCCATATTAACATCTACACCTTCAATTAAGGGGTCAGCGAGAATTGTTGGATGTGGCCCGAATTCACCTGTTCCTGCTCTTCCAAAATCTCCGAAGGTATTAACTCCTACATAAACCCCCGATGCTGTTTGGATTTCATTCCTTATATTGTAAGGTTCAGATTGAACTTCAAATTGTTTAAATGCTGGTTGAAGAGAAATGATTCTTTCTGGTTCTTTATAAGCGATTGATTGATAAAAAGTCGTTCTTTTTCCTGTTAATGATGATTTTTTAGGAACATTTTTCCCATTATTAAAGAAATTCGCTGAGTGTGGTTGATATACTTTGGAAGCGATAATATTTGGTTTTCCTGTGTTGGTGAAATCTGTTATAGGGTCTAGATGAAAAAATTCAAATCCATCCATATCTAAAAAATCCCCTTTGTTGAAATTTCTGTCTATTTTGTCTGGTCTTGCTAATTGTTCCGTAAGAATATTTGATATTGTTGAAGGAGTTGAAAATCCTTTTGGCGTTTCTAAAATAACATTATTTGTTCTTTTTGAAGGATTCAATTCCAATTTATCGACATCGTATTCAGCGGAAACATCAAATGCTGGGCCTCCATTATCAATTTGAGTGTCATTGAATAAACATAAACCACTATATCCCACATTCAAAGGAAAAAATTTTGAACCATCAAATTTCGAAATATCTGATGAAGTATATTCAGAAGCTAATGGTGAATTTATTGTAAATATTTGAGAAGTTCCTTGGGCGGCCGTAAGAGGAATTGTTATTGTGGCGTTAGGGTCTGTATAATCAGAAGTTCCCATATCAATAATTGTAAAATTTTCAATAATATTCGGAATATCTCCGATTGTGATTGTTGAATCAACTCGAATTCTCATGCCTGCCCCATTTGAATCCGTTGTTGTTGTATCGTAAATAGTCCCTTCTATAAATCCTGTATTAATATTTGAAGCCCCTCCACTTGCTCCTAATCCTCCGCCTCTTTGTGTTATAGTCATTTTAAAAACTCGATTTGATTGTGGCATAACATCCTCTGACGAAAAAATCGTTGATGCGTTATAATTTGAACCATCACCTCCTAACCAAACCTCGCCTAAACTCCTCTTTGAAATCATACTAAGAAAATTAGCTTGACTATAAGGGGCGATTTTAACAAGTGGATTTGCTTGTGGATAATTTCCGCCATTGTTTGCTATAACAAAAGGAGTGATTAAATTCCCTTGTCCTCTATAAGTCTTATGTCCTATCATTGGAAAATTTCCCGTGTTAGAACCATTATGATTTATATAATAAGAAAATTCAACTTGAGCTTTATTATCTATAATATTATTTTCATTAGGTTCTCCTCTAAATTCCATAACTTCAGAATCTGCTCCTTTTGAATTAATAATTGTTTCATCAATTGTCAAAACATCTCCTGCTTTGACTAAAATCCCACTATTAGAAACTTGATTCGTCCATTTGTTTTTAAATGTATCTGTTATTGATGAATTAAAAGATTTATCAATCGCTCTTTCTCGATTACATTCTAAAAGAATATATTTTGACATCTTATATTAATAATAAGATATAAAATATTTTGTGATTTTTTGACTAAGACTTTTATAAATATTAAAATTATAAATCACTTAGTCAAAAACAAACATTAAAAAAATAAAAAAAATTAACTCGAAACCATAACAGACCCACCTTGAATCTTAAAAACTCTTTCAATATTCGCATAGATTCTCATTTCTTGGGCGAGATTATCTCCTTGAGTGTTCTTTCTGTTATATTGGAGAATAATTGGTTTGACTCCGATTCTCTTTCCATTACCTAAAGAATCCGTTGAATTATTAATTGTTAAATCAACGCCTAGATAATGACTAACTCTCGAAAGTTCATTTGCTACAATAGAAGTTGCGAAAGTTGTTGGGAGTTGAATGTTGTTTATAAGACCAATATAAATCGAGTTCTGACTTCTTCCACCGTCTGCTAATGCCTTATTAGAATCACAGTTCGAAGAATATAACTGATGAGGAACTTGAAGAGGAACACCTAAAACTTTCGACAATTCATTATATTTCATAGAAGGAGAAACGAGGTCTCTGTCATAATATCTAGAATCATTAATTCGGAAATTATAATTATCGTTAGCAGTCGAACAATGAGAGAAATATTTCCCTAGGAGAGCATGAGTTGCCCCTGTCTGTTTTTGCTGAATCATAAGATTTCGAACAGTTCTCCCCGAAACCGCAATCTGTCTTTCAACATTAACATCAACAACAGCAGGAGCAACCACGGCTGCGGAAGCTTGAATCTGAGTATTAGTTAAAATTAAATCTTCATAAACATAAGAAAGACCTTGAGCGGAGTTAGTTTGAGCGAGAGTCTGTGCCATAATGCCCTCATCATAATATAAATGGTCGGAATGAAATTTGATATTGGGAAGACTTGGAACAATGGAAACGTTGGCTGTTGGAGCGTTGCCGTTCATCTGACCTAGACAACAAATATTGCCATAAGTTGCCCCTGCTGTGGTTCCGTGTGTCTGCTGAGTGAATTGTATTCTTAAAAAGACATTTTCTTTAATTGCGAAAAGAGGAAGTTGGCGTTTTCTCATCATAGGGATAAGCATGGAAAGAGGAACGGAAAAAGTTGGAGTTGTCGAATCGTCATCAGTTGGGCGGAACATTGTCGGCGTTTGAATATGTCCTGTTGCGGTGTTGGAGTTATTAATGACAACCATATCTTTCGGAGCAATACGGCCACTACCCACCGCTCCGAATCTATCCATACTATTCCCCGCTTTAACTTGTTCGACAAAAGCTCTATGTTCTGGAGTTAAAAATTGTCTAGTCATTGTCGCATAATGACCGAAATCTTCATTACTTGCGATTACTTTCGAACCAACTGTTAATTGACAAGAACTCACTAAACCATATATTCCCGTTTGTAAAGGAAGAAAACAATTCCCGTTTTGGGCTGTTGGAACTCTTACTGCTAAACTAACAAAAGAACCACCGTCTAAAATACCATTTTTTGGAATCTGAAAAACTACTTCTTGATTAGAGGACGAAATAGGGTCTAATATTTCAGTTTTAATTTCTAAATTGGAAATCGTTGGGAGAGGTTTGACTTGAAGAATATCCGGGAGACTCATTTTATAATATTAATAAATATAATAATTATAAATATATTTTTAATAAAAAAATAAATAAATTAAATAAAAAAATAAAATATCAAAAAACAAAAAATTTAAGTCGCAACCATTATCCCCTGAGGAGAATATTGAAGAGTATTTTTGGATAGAACATAAGAGAAAACAGCATTCGGCGAATTACCATCAAGAGAACTCTGAATTCTTGTTGAATAAGAATTACCTTTGAAATTAACTCCAACATCTGAAACTCTATCTAATGCTAAACCAATAATAAAATTTCTTACTCCAACATCTATTTCTTGGGTGAGCTGTCTTCCACTTAATGGAGACCCTGCTTGAATAGTGTTTTCTGCTACAGAATCAACTGAAGCGATGAAATCATTCCCTCCGAAACCGTCAAGTTGAGGCTGATTTAAAAATTTCATACTGTCCTTATAGGATTTCATAGCGTTTAATCCTTGAATGTTTAATTGAGTTTCTGGTCTTCCTTCCGAAGATTGAGTCTGACAATCGATTTCGTAATCAAGACCGAGTTTCATTCCGCCACGACTAAAAGAAACTTTGTTTAATTGAACGGCGACATTATAGACTCCGGCCCCATCTCTATTCAGTAATTCACCATTAGCGAAAGAATTCTGAGCGTAATTATTAGAATGAGAAACTGGAAGGAAAGAATGAATCACCGAAAGAACATTCGAATTCGCTAGATTATAAGTTTGAGTTGAATCGCTAGAATTAATAACAGAGTATAAACTCGAATAAGAATTGAACTGAAAAGCACCGCTCGACATAGTCGCCATTTTCTGAAGTCCTTGAGCGTCTGGAATTAGTAAATCACCACTTAACGAAATATTGCTTATTTCATAAAAAGCACCGGCACCGACTGCGGCTTGGGCTCCGAATAATGCTTGATTATCAGATGCTAATTCTAAATTAATCGTGAGACCATTGACTCCATTCTGTCCTAAAGGAATATTATTCCCACCCATAAATAAACCACAATAAAGGGGAACGGAGAAATCGACATCGTTTGAATAGAGATTATTAGTCGAAGTCTGTTCGGCAGTCATTAAAGAAGTATTTGATTTTTCGCTCATGAAATCATCTGGCGAGTGAGTGTTAGATAAAATATGATTTACTAATCGTCCATATTGGCGAATAGATTCTAAACTCTGATTTGTTGCTTCCGAAGAAACATTGACATTCTGAAAGAAAGCAGAAACACCAACACGAGAGGAAGTTGTGATATTACTCGCTCCTGCTCCTTTTAAATTATTGGAATCTGGTAAAACACCGGCGGCCGTCTGAATTCTAAGTCTTCCGTTAATTCTAACAGAAGAAGGTTTTAAGAGTTTATTCTGGGCTGGAATATTAATTGAGATTATAGGATTCCCACCTCTAAAACGATAAGTATTATTTGCGGGCTGATTGTTAGGAAGAATTTCAAATCTTTCGACATCAACGATATTAAGAGAACTCATTTTATAATATTAATAAATATAATAATTATAAATATATTTTTAATAAAAAAATTAAAAAATTAAATAAATTAATTAAAAGCGGAAACTCCATCTTTATTTATGACAATCCTTCTAAGTCCATAAACGTAATTATTAAATAACTTTGTTATAGAAGCAGTCGAAGCATAATCAACTCTTAAAGATAAAGTCTGATTTGAAACATTCATTATCTGACCGTATTTTGTAAGGGGTCTTGCGATTGTGAAATGGTCTGGGATTCTCTGTAAAGAAAGAACCTTTTCACCAACATTGATAATCGCTTTTTGTAATTCGGAACTGTGAAGGGCTTCAACACGAGGAACAGTCTGAGAATATCTCGATAGAGGAACAAGTCTCGAAGGATAATGTTGAGTTCCAAATATCCATTCATAATTAATAGCGGAATCAGCTAGACCTTGGAAAGAAGAAATTCCTAAATCTCTAAACCTATCAACAGCGAGAGGCTGAGAGAAAAGACTCTTCGCACGAGACATTTTAGAAGGAATTATCATCTGTTGAAGACCTTGAATATTATTTTGATTATGGCGATATAATTCATAAGTGGTTATATCCATTTGAAGACCTTGTTCCGTTGTAGATGCTTTTAAAAGTCTCTGAACGAAATCAGCAGGAGGGGTTATTTGCTGACAAATCATTTCAATATCTGTCATTCTATAAGTAGGGGCGAGGATAGAATGAGTTTTAGTATTGCCTGCGAAATCAGCAACGCCGACCACAGTATGAGCGATTTGACGGTCTGACATTTTAATATAAAGTCTTGACCCTTGGGCGTGAGCGTTTGCTAGACCAACGCCTAAATCACGGTCTGGAACATACGAAACAGCACAAACGCCGTTCTGAATACTAAAACCGACAATCGTCCCAAGTTTTTCTTCGTTCGCACCGTCGGCTGCGTCTGCTATATAAAGAATGTCATCAACATCAAAAGGGAGAAAGCTTCTTAATGTATGAACGGTTTCAATAGCATAAACACACCTCGACAAATCAGCATTATTCGCTCTCGCATCGCCGGCTGCGTCATTAGTTGCGGTTTTCGCTCCGCCCGCTGAGGCTGCTGTTAAAACTCTATTATTAGCAACGTTCGCCTGTCTGCGGAAAGAAAAGCGAGATTCATCGTTTAAATACATTAAAGCACGATTAACTTCTTCAGTATCAATTGTCATTCTTAAACCATTCATTGCGGCTAAAGGAAGAGTTTTCCCTTGTTTCCAAATACCAGAATTTAACTGAAATTGTAATTTAGGAGAAAGAGCAGTTTTGCTTAAACCAGTAGGAGCGACTATAGTCCCACCGGCAACAGCTGGCGAGGCATAGTAAAGAATAGGGTCTGTTAGGTCATTTCCTAATTTATTCACAACACCATTAAATAATTCTCTTTTATGTCCGACTGAATTCTGTTTTGTATAATTACTCATTAAAGCATAATTTGCGTTGTAATCTTCATTGAGTTCAAGTTCGGTTGCGTTGGAACCGTCTCTATAAGAAACATTTCTAAAGAGGGCATGACCGCCACAATTTTTGTCAGGAACTAAAAAGCCACGAGCATTTTCAATTTTTAAATTAAATTTTATTGTGGTCTGATTAGGGTCAATAAAACCAAGATAAGAAGGAATATGAAATCTAATTTGGTCTGCTCCCACAACATCGGATACGACATCGGGTTTTATTGCGACACTTTTCGACGGAAGATACTGATTCTGAGAATTAGCTTGAAACATTATTTATATAAATATTAAAAAGAAAAAATTTTTAAATAAAAAATTAAAACATTATAAATTAAATTAAATCATTTTTTGAATTTCAATAATTTCAAATACGCATTTCTAAAATTAAATAAAAAAGTTTTTGAATATTTTATTTTTTTTCTTTTTCCATTTTTTCCATTTCCTTTTTTGTCATTTTTTTTTTATCGACTTTCTTCCCTTTTGGTTTATAACTTGCTTTTGCTTTACTCATCGCCTCCTTATAACTGACTTTATTCTTTTTGGCGTAAGCCTTGACGTGGTCTATCCATTCACTCATAATTTTTATAATATAAATAAATATATTAAATCTGATAATTAAATTTAATTAAAGTAAAATGTCAATTTTTGACTAAGACATTTATAAATATTAAAATTATAATTCACTTAGTCAAAAACAAACATTATTCAGAATCAACATCTTCTTCAACATCTTCCTTAATTGGTTCTAGTTTATTTTTCTTTGTTATTGTTGGAGTTAATGATTTCTTTGTATAACTAATAGGGGCGGAATATAATAGTTTTGTAAAATTTTTATAAGCTTTCGGATTGTTAGTTTCTCCTGTGAATCCGTATAAGTCTAAATATAAAAACCCATAAGGTTCAGATGTAGCATCAGCGAACAACTCTTTAAATTTTTCTGTTCCGTATGTATTACCATATTCCTCCGCTAGTTGTTCGACTTGTTTCTGATTTGAATTTTGAGAAAGAATAACATAATTAGCACAACTTCTCACGATTGGGGGTAAATATTTCATTTGTTGAGTGTTATATAATAAAAGCATAATATTATGATGTCTATATGAAGAGGCGATTTTAAACATTAAAGCATTTCGATGAATATTAGGGAATGCGATAAAATCATCAAATATTAAAGCAATTCTTGGTCTGTCTGGTTTTGGAATTGAATCTTGATAATCTAGAATAGATTGAAGATGAGAATCAGAATATTCAGAATAAATTGTATCTCCAAATTCATCATAAAGAAATCTAGCTGTGTCATCACCATTCGACATCGTGGAAGAATAGATATAAACACAATCAAATTTATTTTGATAAAAATTAGGATTTTGTAAATAATTAACAAGTCTAGTTGTTTTACTTCCTCTTGGTTTAGCAATATCAATTATACAACAACCTTTATTGATGTCCGGAAGGTTTGGATGAATATCGACTTTTTGTTCGTGTTCTCTTGGTTTAACGGGGAGAATTGTCAAGTCATCTTCAAATTCATTTGGTTCTGCCATTATATATAATTATATAAAAGAAAGAAAAAATATTAAAAACATTAACTTATTAAAGAGATATTTCTTGATATTTCATTATTCAATTTATATCCTAAATGAGAAACTAAAATTTTAGTATTGATTAAAGAACCAGAATCACTCTGAACTGATATTGTTAATATTTCCTCGGAAGGGTCAGCAGTTCCAGTTGTGATTTTTGTTTCTAGTTCAACATCTCTATTTCCATTATTTAAATTTGGGTTTTCAATACAATATAAATTTATTAATTCACCAGCGACTATTTTTTTAGTAGATGAAATAGCATAAGCGACTTTTGATTTATACCACGAACCAGAATCTCCGCTTCCTGTCATTTTTGTATAAACGACAACAAAAGGAACACTTGCGGAATTATCCCATCTATCGACAGAACAAGTCATGAAAACATTGTTTAAAGTTGATAATGTTAAAGGGTGAGAACCGGTTGAATAAAAATAATAATTAAATTTAGTTGTATCAGAAGCCGCCTTTTTAAATAACCAACCCTTCCTTTCGTCTTCATCAGCAATCGGTGTTGTTGAATCAGCATAAACAGAAATCCCACTCGGACTCGTTAATTTAACCTTATCTTCTTTAATACAAGTATTAACTCTTATTTTTTTAAATTCTTCTCTGTTTGATATGTGGTGATTGTGGATTGCGTCGTGAGCTTGACCTAATGGAACAGACATTGTATTTATAATATAATTAAATATAAAAAAAAATAAAAATGTTATTAATAATTAAATTATAATGTTCGACTGTAGAATCTGCGGGGAAACTCAAATATATAATTATTATTGCGATGATTGCTCTATAACAAGAAGGATTTGTTTAACCTATGGAAAGAAAGAAGTTAGAGATATTTTAGAAAGGGTATGTCTAAGAAATAAAAAACAAATGACTAATAAGATTAATATTATAAAGGATAAACTTGATAAAGAAGAAAAGAAAGACAAAAAAGAATTAGGAGATGAAACTTATATTAATCCTAACGAATCAGTTCTTGAAGAATTAAAAAAGAAATTAAAAAAATAATGTTAGATTTTGACTAAGACATTTATAAATATTAAGAATTATATTCCACTTAGTCAAAAACGAACATTAAGTTTCTTGACTAAATTTTAAAAAATAATTAGTATTTTTTCCGTGTTTTTTATTTTCGATATCGATATCTTGTAGAATATCTAATATTGAATATTTGTCCGTTCTGTATGTTTCATATACTCCATATTCTTCCATATTTAAAACCCAATAATTCCTTTCATTGATTTCAGTTTGTGAAACATATTTATTCATTAAAGAAGCAAATTCTGGATTATAAGACATAATTTAATATTATATTTATTATCTAGTTAAAAATTCTTATATTGTTTAATAATAGACAATATAAGATATATTGCTTTATATTAGTTTTATGCTTGTTTTATTGTTTTTCTTATTCTTTATTATAAATCTAGAATAAATTTTAAAATTTATTCTTGTTTTATGTTCTTTTATATATAAATATATGTAAATCTAGCATAAAACTAATAATAAGACAATTAAATATATAATGAGTTAAATAAAACAATTTAAAATATAATGTTTATAATATATTATACTAGAAAAATGACTCGTGGAAAAAATTGTTCGTTCTTTCATTTCAGACTTCAAGAAATAAATCCAAGAGAAACTCCTCAAGAATTAGTTGAATATTTAGAACCTCAATATTTTAAATCTGCTTTTGAGATTTGCGAAAAATATAATTGTTCGAGAAGTTCCATTTATAGAGTTCTTAAAAATCCTTTAATTAAATCAAAGCTTCCTTTCAGATTGGAAAAAGTTCATATTCATTCTTCCGCTATTGATTACATTTAAAAATATAATTATATAATATAACTAAGCATGACGATTGAAAAGGTTATTTATGAATTATCAAAAGAACAATATGAAACATTTATTATTCCTTTTAATTTATTTGATACTATGAAAAAAGAAAAACAAATTATTCTTGGGAAACAATATCCAAGATTAAAAGATTCAGACAAACGAGGAAAACTTGCTTTTGCTGAATTACTTAAAAAATTAAAATTAAATAAAGATGTTTTTAATTTTTTGAGATATGAGGAAGAATATGAATATGACGACAATAATTTTAATATTATTTTAAAAAGAACAAATTTAAATTTAAAAAATTATTTTAGTTCTACCAAAGAAAAAATTATTTATAAAAAAAAAGAATTAACAGTTGATGAAAAACTAAATGATTTAATTAAAAATTTATCAAATGAAGAATTAGTTAATATAAATATTAAAATTAATCAATTAATTATTAAGAATATACAATCGAAGGTTTAGAAACATCTTTTATCATTGGTTGATTCTGTGATGCTTTTCTTTCCATCATTTCAAGCATTTTTTCCATTTTTTCCATTTCTTTATTTAGAGGGCTTTCTCTGAATTTTATTGTTGTTCTCGTGATAGGTTTGAGTGTGGTTGCGAGAGTTCCGTCCGGTTGTCTGACTTGAATTGTTAGTTCTGATAATTGGAGTTCTGTTCCGTTATTAATATCAATATAATCTTCATAAGGGGCGGAATAGTTTAATGAACCAGAATTTGAATCAGAATCAAAATCAGCTTTAGGGATTACTTTAATTGTTTTATATCTTTGAGAAGATTCTCCTTCAAATGATTTTACATTGGATAATTCGGGGATTGATACGTGAAGAGTTGTGTCCTTACTTGTGATTAAAGTCTTTTGTGTTGAAGTGAATGTTGCTGTTGTATTAGCACCGTTTATTATAACAGAAGGTTCAAATCCAATTAAAGAACCTATTGAACCAGATTGTGAATTCGCTGTTAAACTAGCAGGTGATGCTCCTATTCCTGCTATGGTTTCAATATCATTTTGAGATATTCTTCCTAATAATAAACAGAAAGTCGCCGATAAATCAGCACCGACCAAGGCATGAGGAATTGTTTCTAAATTAGATTCATCATATTCTGAGGCGTGATGAGGAGGGGACACTGTTCCATTTAGAATTATTTGTTTATTGTCTTGATTATAAATCCCTTGTTGTTCTAATACCATAGGGACAGCAGCCACAGTTGAAATGAGAGAGTTAGTTGTTGTTATTTTTAATTCTGTCGCTCCACTGAAAGAACCAGCGGTTAAATTTTGTAAATTAATTCTTCCTCTGTTGCTGTTTCCCGTTGCTCTTCGACAAATCTTTAATTCACCAATAACAGCGGAGGCTGCGTTGGTTTTGTCTGCGTGAATATCATAAACCAACCCAAAAGCATCTTTGGTTAAATTCTGTTTTAAGGCACAAGGGGTTAAATCTGTCGCTATAACTTGGTTTGCGATTGGTGTTCCTCCTTGATTAACTCCTTCTAAATCATAATCAAAAGCAACTCCTCCAGCGTGATTCGTGATATTACAATCAAAAGAACTTCCGCCTGCTCCATAGTCTTTCGTGAATGTTATTCCATTTAATTCAAATTTAGCAACTTTTGAACCAAGTCCGGAAGGAATTAAAGAACCAGAATCTCCAATTACAAAACATTCAAATTTTCCTTTTATTTTTTTTAAAATGTTAGAAGCAGAGAATGTATTATTATTTGAACCATCTGTATTTTTTAAACCGTTTGTTTTACTTCTCCATATAATACCATTCACTCCAGCATTTCCGCCGATAGTTGTCGGGCCTTGAACTCTTGGCGTAGTTATTCCGCTTGTTGTTGAAGTTCCAAAAACTGCTCCGGTATTATCTGCTTCTGTTGCTATTGCGTAAGTTAAACCACCATCTGAGGAATATTTTAATTGAACGGCAACATCTCCGGCTCCATCTTTTAAATAATTAAAACCGACTTTAAAATCTGCTCTATCTGTTGCGACAGGGAAAAGAACATCTCTTATTTTGTCAAATATATCACCTACGATTCTCTTTTTTAAAACTAATTGATTCGTTGTTCCGTTTAAGGTTGAAATCCTTATTGTTGAACTTCCGGCAACGGTTCGAATTTGAACTTCAACCGTAGGGCGAGATTTTGAAAAGACTGTTCTTGAATTTGTTGAAATAGTTGATGTTCTTTTAACTTCATATAATGATATTCTATGACTTCCAAAATTATAATCATAAGCGGAATTAGCATCGTTTAATCCATCGCTATTTAAACCAAAATTTGAATATCCTTGAGAACACCAAGACCCCTCGTGATTGTGAATTCCGTTTTCTTGTCTAGCGATATATTTCGGCGTTAATGTATTCGTTCCGACAGAAATTGAAGAGAATGAATTATCGGTTTCTAAATTGGAAATGACACAATTCCCAGATTCTGTAAAATTAGACCAAACCCCACCTTGAAGAGCAGGAGTCGCAAGGGAGGCATAGGTAATCGTGAAAACATCATTTACAGGAGGAGAAGCTTGAGGATTTCCAGTTGTGAAGGTTGATGAGAAAATGTAATTTTGAAAGGCGATATTTGATTCATTTAAAGCACGAGAAATTTCTGTTGATAATTCTCCGCCTGTGTAAATATTAGGATTCAATGTTGCTTCCCATCTTCCATTATCAGCAGATGCTCCCCAATTGAAAAGGATTTTATTGTTTTGTTTTGTTATGTGGTATTGATTGTCATCTCTAAAATGATAAAAATTCAGAAGAGCAACTTGAGAATTCGGTTTTAAAATTATAGGTTGAGGAAATGAATTCTTAAAATTAAATGGTTGCTGAGATACTAAATTATTATTATTGACTGAGCTCAATGAAATTAAAGACATTTTATAATATAATATTATAAAATAAAATAAAATCTATAATTATATTAATTATGAATAAATTATCTTGTGAGATTGAAGAACAATTCAAATATAAGAATGAACCTAATAAACAATTAATCAAAAAAGCAGAAAAGGAAATTAAAGAAGATAAAAAACCAATTGACCCTAAATTTATCTTTGACAAAAAATTCAAAAAAAATAATAAAATTTCATACAGAAAACCAAAATCAGAAAATACAGAAAAAATTAATTCTTTAGATGACTTGATGTATAAATAAAATGTTTTTTTCATCAACGCCTTTTAAAAGTTGATGTTCGTTTTTGACTAAGACCTTTAAAAATATTAATTCTTCGTTGATTTGTCATGCTTCGTTATGTTCGTTTTTGACTAAGCGATTCATAATATTAATATTTTTAAAGGTCTTAGTCAAAAACTGACATTTTTTAAATATTGCTTTTTTCCTTTCAAATGTTGTTTTTCTCTAATGAATTAAAAAAAAAATATTTTTTTTTCAAAAATGGAAGAAAATCGGCAAGTCGCCCCCTTTTAAAAATGTTGTTTTTTTCCAATAGTTTTTGAGCTTACCTTTTAAAAAGTTGCTTTTTTCCTTATCTAAAAAAATTCAATTTTTTTTTACCCAAAAAATAAAATTGAATTTAGTTTGGGGTTTTATCTCAAATCAAAAAATATATATTCGTTTAAAATCACTTAAACAAATCTCAATAATACAATATATAATATAATGTCTCACTTTTCGAAAATGAAGAAACCTTGTCTTAAATGCGAAAAACCCTCATTAACTGAAAAATGCGGTTCCTGTATGATGAACGAATTAAAACTAAAGGAAAAAAATAATGATATATTATATAATCAGCCAATGGATTTCAAAAATATTCTCAAAATCAAATTAAAAAACAATGATAAAATTCCAATGAATACTTGGACTTCAAAGAACAATCAATCAACAAATTATAAACCATCAACAGAAAATAATATTGGTTTAGTCTGTAATAAAGAAAGCGGTATTATTGGAGTTGATTTGGATTTTTATACAAAGACCCTTAAAGACGGAACAATTAAATTATATGACCCAATCAATATCAAAGAACATAAAGAATTTATTGATTTATTTGGAACTGATTATATTAAAAAATTTGATACTCTCACACAAAGGACAACTAACGGAGGAGTTCATCTTATTTTTAAACATACGGAAGATTTAAAACAAACTCAAAACGATATTTACAATATTGATATTAGAGGAGGAAACACAAACGGATATTTAGTCGGTAGTGGTTCGATTGTTAATGGTAAAGAATACAAAATTATTCATAATACAACAATTAAACCATTCCCTCAAAATCTCAAAGACTTTCTTCTCAATAATTTATACGATGATGTTTCAAATATTATTAATAAAAAATCTTTTAGAAAATTAAAAAAAGTTAAAAAAGATAAACAAAATAAAAAATTAGATACTGAATACAAATATATTATTTCAGAAAAGAAAGAAAAAGAAATCTTCACTGATGATTTAATTAAATGGATTCAAACATCTTATAATAACTGGATTATTTTTGGTTCAGCAATGAAACAAATCGAACGATATGATTTATTTGAAAAATATTCTAAACTTGATAAAGCTAAATTTGACAAAGAGAAAAACGATAAATATTATTCTAAATTTGAAAACAAACAGGAAGATTCAACTTATTTTGAATATCTGATTTTTCAGAATTTCGAGAAAATATTCGCAAAGAATCTCCTATCTGATATTAAATATAAACCCATTGAAAAAGATATTATAAAACCAAATCAAATCATTAATATTGATAAATTAGGGAAAGGTTTAGAAATTAAGAAGCATGAAAACTATATTATTAAATCAGATACTGGAACCGGTAAAACAACATTATTTAAAAATTATATTCAAAAAACACAACAAAATTTTATTTCTGTTGTTTCGAGGCGAACATTAGCAAAAGAACAATATGAAGACTTTAAAGATATAACAAATAAAAATTGTTTGTATTACGAACATTATGGAAAAGGAAAGGCGGAAATGCCTAAGGACGAACAAGGCTTAGTAATTTGTTTTGATTCTCTTATGAAAATTCAAAATTTCGATTTATCGGATAGAGTGATATTATTAGATGAATTTAATTCGATAATTGAATATTTCATTTCAACCCCTACAATGAAAGACAAAAGAATCGATTGTTTAGAAATATTCTTAAAGATATTTCAAGAAGCAAAACAGATTATCTGTGTAGATGCTGATATTAGCGATTTATCAATTAATTTTATCAAAGATATTCTTGGCGATAATTACAATTTCAAATATATTCAAAACAAATATAATCATAATCAAAACCGGAAATGTCAGCAATACATCACATACAAACCATTTCTTAATAAAATATTAGATACTGAAAAATTTATTGTTTGTTGTGATTCAAAAGCAAGAGCAATTGAAGTTCATCAAGAATATAAAAAGAAAACAGAAAAAGAATGTCTTTTGATTGTAGCTGATAATATTAAAGAAGTTGAATTTGAGAAACTCGATAAATACGATAGAGTCATCTTTTCCCCTAAAGTTATTTATGGTTTAGACTCAAATTTTATCGGTGGTCGAGATGTATTCTGCTATTATGAAGGAGAAACAATTAGTCCTTCAAATATGGTTCAACAGATAAACAGAGAAAGAAACATCAACAATCTTTATTATTACTTTTCATCAAATAAATCAACAGAACAAAAATTTAAAACAGAGAAAGATTTAGAACTCGCAATTTACAAAGAGAACAAAGAAGCTTTATCAGTCATTAAATGCGACTATGAAGAATGGGTTGAAAAATTATATATGAAATTATTAAAATCATATTATTATAAAAAAGATTGTTTTGAAACTAATAAAAAGGTTCATTTTCAACAAATATTATATTCAAGAGGATTTTCAGAAATTCGAGAATGTGAAAGTTCAAAAGGTGAATTACTTCTTGATATGAAACTCAAAGCGGAAAAATGGAGAATTATGGAAGAATATGGAGAAGAACATTTTGACCTCTATTCGGTTATTAATAACAGGTTAAATTCTGATGTTCTTAAAATTTTCAATACTGAATCATTAAGAAACAATCCAACAATATTCACCAATGACTATCAATTCAAATTTCATATTAACTATTGTAATTATATTTATAAAGACACAATCCAATTAAAAGACAAAATCGAGGGAATGAATG